ATGTAAATGTTTTACCATTTAAAACAGTTGCAACTAATACTTGACCAAAGTTTGATAGTGACCATAAACCAGGAGGAGTATTAACACCATTTGTAGATGCAGCTTGTCCCCAGTTATTAGATCCACCCCAAACTCCTGTACCCCAACCAAATTGAAATTGTTGTATTTGATTACCAACAGTTTCTAATGGAGTAACAGTTGCAGATCCTCCAGATAAAGTTTGTGATGCATTTGTAGTTTGTTCTACAGTAAATTCAGTATCAGATACTATTGATTTAACTTCATATAATTTATCTTCGAAATCGTCATCGTTAAATCCCACAGTAGTAAAAGATTCAACAGTTGCACCTGAATTTGCAGATTGAACTGCAGTTCCATTTATTCCTCTAGTTAAACCTATTAAAGAAGTTACAGGGGTCGTTGTAGTTCTATTGACGGCATAATCGGAAACTGTTCCAGGACCAAAATTAGCACCCCACATAAAATGTTCATCTCCTGTAGTAGCTGTAGTACCATTGTCTGCATCTGCTCTATATATAGCTAAATTACCACCAGTTCCTGCAAGAGTAAAAGTAGTAGAACATCTATACCAACCGTTTCCAACGTTTGTTATTGTTGCAGTGTGTTGAGGATCAGTTGTTCCAACAGTTCCGTTTTGAATGTCAAAATAAGTTTTATTTAAGACACCTCCTCCTGTCATACTAAAATCTTGTAAATAAATATGAGTAATGTTCGACCCTGTTTTATATTTTGCAAATACACTAAAAGTGTTAACTCCTGGAGTTAAACCTGTAAGAGAGTTTCTAAAAACAGCTCCAGCAGAAGGATTTACTAAATCTTGTTGTATTGTTTCTGCTGAAGTAGTTCCATCTGGAGCAACTTCTGTATTTGCAGTTACATTAGTTCTTGCTTTTCCCCACCAGGCATTATCAAACTCTTCTGTGTAAGCAAGATGATTTGTAAAAGTTCCTGTAAAGTTTAGTTGTTCACCTGTGTCTACTATTCTAACTGGATTAGCTGGTAAAAATCCAGCTGTACTTGTTAAAGGAATACTAGTTTGTTCCGCTATAATATATTGTTGTAATGTAGTTGAAGCTACTGTTGTAGTTGGAAGAGTAACGTTATTAAACTCTACAATGTCACCAGCAGATAAACCATTAATAGATTGTGTTGTAATTTCTACAACATTAGAACCTGATGTAAAACTAAACGTACTATTCTTAAATTCATCGATTGTTAATGGAAAGCCACTACTTCTATATGGTGTAATATCGTAAAAGTTATCTTCGTAATAAATTAATAAAAACTTATCCGTTCCAATTGCTAAATATTTATTACCGTCATTACCTCTAAATGGATGTAGTCTTCTTGATACAGATGAAATACTTTCTCCACCTTCTGCTTTCCAACCACCTACTTTTTCTGGTAATGAATATCTAAATCTAACGTTGTCACCACCCACATAACGTGCGACCGCTCCAACCTCAGAGTTTTGTTTATCGAAACCTGGTTTGATTTGCCATTTGCTAAGAGGCATTTTTACCTCCTATATATCATCTTTGTAGGTCCATCCTACAGTTGCATTTACATAAACTAAAGTAAAATTTTCATTATCTGTTGAAACAGTTATATCTCCTGCAGAACCTGCAATGTTTTCAGCTCCGGGAGCAACAGTTAAAGCATTAATGCTATAGCTTTGTCCACCATCAATAACACTTACCTCTGATCCAATAGAAGGACCTGTTGGTAAGGTAATGGTTAAAACACCTCCAGATGTGTCACAAATAATTTGATCTCCATCTACAGCTGTATAAGAAGTAGTTTTTGACTTATAACCTTTGTTTATCATCCCTTGATTTACATTAGTTCCATCGGAGTAAAGTAAAGCTTTTGCACCTGTTGCTAAAGTAATTCCAGTTCCTGAAAAAGTTTTAACAGTTAAAGTATAATGTGCAGAAGATCTATCTGTTGCATCTTCTACAACAAATACTCTTTCTGATGAGTCAGGCATAGTTACAACTCTATTCCCTGTTAATGTTCCAGTTAATTTAAAGTATAAATTTTTACCATTTGAAGTAGCACCATCTGTTAATACTAAATTAACGTCAGCTGCGCCTACAGCTAAACTTAAATATCCACTCGCTGCTTGCTCCAAGATTTGTAGATTCGTGTTTGTAATATTACCCCATAGACCAGATTTTTCACCGGTAACCATAAGTTCTAGTTTTATATCATTTGAATAACTTGATGCCATAATTTATCCTATTCTCCAGGAGACGGAGATTTCATAGCGGTTCTAATTGTACCATCCATATACTCGTCTCTTCTTCTTCTACCTTGTTGTTCTATACCATATGTAGCCATACTTCTACCATAAGATTGCTCGTATAATTGTAACATATCTGTTGGTCCTTTTAAATAGCCGTAAGTTTCAGCTAAACATGCATATAATATTAAATCCGGGTAATTTGTAGATACATATGTTGTAGTCGCGTCACTAGCTGTAATTGAGTCTGGTTGCTTGATATAAGCAACGTGGCACACGTAAGCAGCATCGGGCGTCGGGGCTACAAAAATAGTAGATGCATTTCTATTAGCATAGTATTTTGGAATATTATTAGGTGCAGCAGATGCTGTACCTGGTGTGTTATAAAACTCTTCCATAAAAGAAGTATCTCTAAGCTCTAGATTTTTTCTAACAGCTGGTGTTTCGTTTGTATCGTTGATGTAAATATATCTTATAAATCTTGTATTTGTTGGTGCAGCAACCTCTCTATTACCTGGAGTCAAAGTAATTGTATCATAGAAACGAGCGTCATCTGTATCTGTTTCTCTAAATATTCTAGCTTCAGCATTTTTTACAATAGTCGTAAGAATAGGATCATTTAATACTGTACTATCAACTTCTGTGTAACTTCTGATATCTGATTTTAATTCTCCAAAATTCATAATTATGCCTTAAATACTATAGGTCCAGCTGAACACTGTAAACCTCCTCCATTATCCCTTGTATTAACATTTTGAAACGTAGTAAAGAAAAAACTATTATTAACTGTAATAGTTGATGGTTGACCAGGATTGGGAATAGTTGATGAAATCATTGTTATATTAAAAGCTCCGAAGACTTTAGCACCATTACTATGAGAACCGGCTGTTGTATTTGGTGGAGTTACACCTCTAAATTTAGCAGCTGTTCCTCTTACACACCCTGTTAATTGATTTCCTACCTTAGCTGCATATGAAATGGTTTCGTTTTTAAAAAGTAAAGTTACAGGATCTATTTTTTCTATCATGATATATCCAGTTACAGGAAAATAAGTTGCATCTACTAAATCTATAGTAGTTGCAGAATCACTTATATCTCCATTCAAAGTAGTTTCTAATTGTATTGATTCTATATTTGATCCAGGGATAGGACTTGTTAAATTAGTGAATCTAACCCAATCATCTGTTTCGTAACCACTGTTGGGGAAGTTACACTCTAATACATTAGTTGGTAGTCCTAAAGAACTTAATGCTGCAAAAGGGTTCTGAGGCAATAAATCAAATGTCGGCGGTTCAGTTCTATCTGGTCTAGCATTTTGTAAACCTTGTGGATCACCTCCAATAGGAACTGGATTTAACTGAGGTTGTTTAGCTTCATATTCTGATATATGAACAAATGCTCCAGTCCATTCTCTAACCATTTCATTATAAGGAAACTGCATACCCGATCTATCAGAGATTGCTAATGCATGTCTGCCTTTTGCTAAATTAGTCATATATTAAATCTCCGGAAAATAAGTTCTTGGAGTTACAAATAAACTAGAAGAAGATCCATCATTCTGTAATGCTCTTTGTATTTCATCTTCATATAACATTTTTAAATTTTGAACCGCAGCTGGTTGAAATTTAAGTGCTAAATAATAAGAAAGTCCTGCTACCATACAAGGTACAAATCTATAAGGTACATCTGCATCATTAGTATAAGCTCCAGCATCTTGAATTCTTGAAGCATAATAATAGTTAATACTATTACCGGCTTCAGTTGCACCTGGAGTTAAGAATAAAGTTATTGTTATTCTGTCAATAAATCTTTGAACAAAAAATTGTGTAGGTGATCCTTGTTGAGATTTATCTGCAAAAGATTGATAGATCGATCTATTTATTTTAGTTAATGGAAAATCTATATTTTGTTGATTTCTATAAGAAGCTTCTAAAATATCATCAACTCCATAAATAGCGTTAGCGTCTGAAACACCATCTTCAGGTGATCTATACATAGTATATAGATTCTGACCTTGCACTAAAGTTAAGTTATTGTTTTTGATTTCCCAATAGTGAAGACCTCTATTAGACCATTCTTGAAACATTATGTTTAACGATCTTCGAGCAGAGCTTAATTGTTGACCGGTAACACCAGTCATATTTATTCTCTCATACGCTTCGTGAACTATATCATCTATAGAAAAACCTTTTTCAAAGGTTGTTGTTCCCGAAGTAGTATTAGCCATGAGCTTACGCTCCCGTAATAGTTATAGTAACGCTTCCGCCTGCTCCAGTTAAATTATAAACAATTCCTTCTTTAAATAAAATACCAGAACCTGGAATATATACTTCTAAACCTTCATCACCATAGTTATAAGTAGCTACAGGTGCTCCTGGTGCTGCTGCATTTGCAGAATTGTAAAAAACTATTGTAGAGTTTGCTATTCCTTTTCCTTGAATAGAAGTAATTCTAGCTCTACCTGTTTTACCTAAAGTATCTGCTCCGACTGTATCGAAGGTTAAGGTTGTTTGATCTGATGTTGCGCTTCCTGACATATGTTCTCCTATTCTCTTGGCGGTTGTGTTTTGTATGGATGTGATCCAGGTAGTTGACTTTGTAACCCATATTTATATGCTAAGTAACCTTCACATTTTTCACTATATGTTTCAGAATCTGTATAACCATTATCTTCAAAACATGCCATAACAAACTCAGCCATTTGACCAGCTAATTGTCTATTACCAGCAGGTTGAGACATAAGTTTTAACGCTATTCTTCTTCCTAATTGATTGATATAACCTGCGCTAGTACCAACCTCAGTTCCATCTATTCTAGCTCTTATAGTTGAACCCGGAAAATCAAGATCAATCGTAAGTATATGCGGCCCTGAAAAAGGTCCTCCTGAAAAAGTAAAGCCACCTCCTAAACCACTTTGAGCATATTTTCCAAGATACTCAGTAGGGCTATCAGCTTCTATTTTAAAATCGTTTGCACTAGCGTCTATAGCACAAAATATAGAATCAGCATTTTGATTTACTTCTCCTATGTCAACACAAGTAACAACAGTAAGATTACCATTACTTGGTTTTGCAATATTATCTTGAGCTGCTGCTAGCCTTTGAGGGTTTGTAAATTGTAGGGCAGGCACACCATTTATACTACCACCAGTAGTTGGAGTATCGGCTCCACCATCTGATTGCATAGAAAATTTAGTATTATCAACTAAATTATTCCAAGTCGTAACACTGCTTCCAGATGTTATTAAGGAAGAGATAACGTCTGCTCTAAACCAAGCTTCTAAAGGATCACTTTCTGCTCCAAACACTTCTTTTGTATTCGGTAACCAAAGGTTTTGTCCTACGTTTCTTATTCCGAATTGTATTTTTTTCTCTATCATAATTTTAC